CAAATATTAACATTTACGAAAATGTAATTCAAAGACTTGGAGAACTTACACACTTGCAAATGACAGCAGAAGAAAAGGAAAACTTCGGCACATTGGCTAGTGATTGGGTAGAAGACAACGATTAATTTAAATCAAATATATTATGAAACAGTCAAATTTTTTGTCCATTGGGAAAAGAGATTTATTAAGAAGCTTATTGCTTTCGGTAATCGCCTGCATATTGACATTTGCCCAGGAAACATTATTACCATCTTTAGACATTCCTGCTGAAATTAAATTAATGATTAACTACGCTTTAGCGTACTTGATCAAAAACTTTTTTACAAAGCCTGATAAGCCAACTTTGTTCGCAGACGGTGACGGAGCAGGCACACCAGATAAAGGATTATGATAAAGATCGAGGAAATACCGTTCTTTTTATGGCTCGGCTTTATGGTTGTCTATTTCACAATAGGAAATTCTTCTGACAGTAGTTGGTCGGGGGTCTTTTTCTGTATGAATTATATATTAATTATTTGGTCTTTTTTAATTCCAAAAACCAAGAGAATTAAATTGGTCGGTATTTCCTTGTCTTTTTCTTTACTTATTTTTTCAATTATAAAGTTTTTTATTTGCCCTGAAATAGAAAAGTTTAGTATTTTTATACTGTTTATAATTGCAATATCTTTAAATATATACCTACAAAAAAGAAAATAAATGAACAAAGTTAATGAATGGCTATTTAGCGGTAGCACATGGACGTTTACAGTAGCTGGAATCGTTACAAATTTAGAAACAATTAAAAGTTTAGTTTTGTTCGCGCTAGGTTTTTTATTGCTTTTGCTACAAATTATATATCAAGTACAAAAGATAACAGGGAAAAGAAAATGACACTCACAGTAATAGAAATCCTATCAATTTGTTTATTTGCTTGGTATATTAATACTTATGTTATCAACGGAGCGGACAAGCAATTGATATTTATCAAAACAATATCGTTAATTTTGTCTATGTCTATTTTTTCTATTATTATTTTAAAAATAGTTTCGCCAAAGGATGTTAACGGCAAAAGTATTGAAATGATTTTTGGACTGATTAAGGATATGACTTTATTAATTGTGGGCTACTTATTCGCTAAAAAAGAAGAAAAATGATAAATCGTAAAACTACATTCGATAATATACGAAAAGAATTTGGGGCGTTGTCTCAAAAACAAGTTGGAGGCTTTGAAGCTTTTTTTGACGAATATGAAGAAAGAAAATTAAATGATTTTCGCTTTTTGGCATATATGCTTGCAACGGCATGGCATGAAACGGCAAAAACTATGCAACCTATTGAAGAATACGGAAAAGGCAAAGGAAAGGCTTACGAAGGGAAATATTACGGTCGGGGTTATGTTCAATTGACTTGGCTAGAAAACTACAAAAAAGCAACGGAGAAAAGCCTAAACAGATGGAATTTCGTTGCGAAGCCCGAATTAATGTTGCAGGTCGAACCTGCTATATGGGTAGCTTTTGAAGGAATGATTAACGGGTGGTTTACAGGCAAAAAACTAAGGCATTATTTCAGTCCTGACAGAAATGATTATTTCGGAGCAAGAAAAATAATTAACGGAACTGATAAGGCTGAACTAATCGGAAATTATCATTTGAAATTCTTAAAATCAATAGCATGAGCCACACTGAAAAACATCCATGCACAAAAGATAAAGCAGTATCAAAGCAATGTAGAAATAACGGCAATTGTTCGTGGTGCAGAGGAAATAGAACTTATAAGAACTTAAAAAATAAATCATGAAAAAATTAATTATCATCCTGCTTTTTTCAGCAGGACTGCAAGCACAAAGTAAAATAGAAGAAATCATTTTTACGAAACCGATAAAAGGTTTAATTGAAATCGACGGGCATATATTTAAAGGCGATACTTTAAAAAACAAAGTAAGGTATGAACTAGCTCCAAGTTCGTTTAATGTTTTGGATGACAAAAATAAATACCAAGTCAGAAGATGCAGTAACAAAAAATGCGGTATAATTCATTTGGAACTTAAGTCTGATCATACGCTAAAATTATCTCCTTGGCTGATTAATAACACAAAAACAGAATAATCATGAAAAAACCGTTCGAAGAAACAACAGTAGGGCGAATTTTAATAGGAGTTGGAAAAATATTTTTGGGTAGATTTTTGAAAAAACAGAAATTCATAAAAACTGAACAGGATAAAAAAAATGTTGACGATATTTTGAATAATATTCCTTAGATTTGCGTTGTGTTTGTCGGTTTTGTCGCCACTTACGCAACCATATAGAAAGCATCTTAACGGGTGCTTTTTTATATAAAAAAACCCACCTATTTCTAAGTGGGTAAAAAATGCAATCATGAAAATTTATCGGGTTAAAGATAGTGAACATTGACCGATTTAGCCAAATATTGAAACAGTTTTTTACCGTCAAAATTAAATCCTGAATAATAAGGCTCAGGAACTTCATCATTTGAATATGATAAATATTCTAATTTAATTTCTTTTATAGCTTCATCGGGCTTCCAAAATCCCTCTTTACTTTCTGAAACTTGATAGAAAGTTGGATGCATTGAAAAAGCTTCTACTATTGATCTGATTTTTAATGTATCATTCATGGTTTAATTGTTTTAGGTTCTACTATCTCAGGGTCGATTACTTCGATGTCGTTTGGATTCGTTTTCATATTGGGAATAGCATAAAAGATTTGACTTTAACTGTTTGGTAAGTTGAAAACGGCACAAGCTCAGGTTGTTCTTTCTCTATAGATGTAAATTCTTTGGTTATTTTTAATGAAGCAAATCCAGTTGGAGTCTTTCCAATAACTATTCCTAGCTTAATGATATTCATACCGCTTTTATTTCTTGAATAACCATAAGCATTACCTACGGTTATTTTGTTGCCTAGTGCGTCTTTCATGGCTAAAAGTTTAACATTGGTATTAATTCAGTTTCAATATATTTTCGAGAAGCTAAAACCATTTTTTCAGCTTTTTTGATATAAGCTTCATCATAGCCAAACTCAAAGACCTTTTTTCTTAAACTATCAGGTAAATGATCGTAGCTGAGTTCCTCTACTGCCATGTCATAATCTTCTATGTCCGGTTCGTCTTTATCTAATTCTCTAGCAATATCCCACGAAAGTTTATTTATTTGTTCTTCACTTCCATTTTCTAAGCAATAACAAAGACTACCTTTTCTTAATCCTTTCAATTCCTGATAAACCTGAATTTGACCGTAGTAATTTTTATCAGGTTCTGTTTCAAAAAATGGGAATGTAAAAGCATCGAAAGGCACTTTAGCATCAATAACAATCTCAGGCGTATTTGTGTCGTAAGTCCCTGTAAAGTATTCGTTTTCTAAAGGTTCTTCATTCTTTTCTAGCTCCAACCCGTAATGTTTAGAAATCCTTTTAATTGCGCTTTCTTCCATTGCTTTACCGCGTGAAAGGTATTTAGACCTAATATCTTTTTTCTTGCCTGTAATTTCAGATATAAGCCACTCTTTGCAATATGATTTTGCGGTTTCGCTTAGAATCACTTCATTTATAAGCAGTTTCAATCTTATAATTTCTTTTTCGTTTTCGGGAATCTTTACGTTTTCAATTTCAAGTGCTGATTTGCACTCTTTGTTTTTGAAGCCATTCAGACGCTCGTTTAAAGATTCTTTTTTCAATAAAGAATCATCGTACTGTTCTTTATATGATTTTCCTGTGTGATTAGTCATTAATAAACCAATCTTTGAAGCCCTACATTTGAATTTTTTTATCTCCATCTTTTGAATAATGTTTAAATTCTTTACAACCTAATTTCGCTTTGTTTATTTTAGGGGTACGGATTTTACATGTTTTTTCTTTGTCGCAATATCAGCACCCTATTTGGTCAGACTGTTTCATCTTGCAAAGCTTTAAATTGTTCTTCGGTTAAATCGAATTTTTCTAAAATAGCATCAAGAGTAATTTTCTTTTCTTTTAGTGCTTTTTTTGCCCCTGCCAAATCCTTCAATTCTACCAAAGACAAAACGTCAATAGTCATCGGAACACGTTTGTTTTTTGAAGCTGTAACCAATACGCGTGTAGCTTCTGGAATGTGTGAAGCGTGACTAATTCTGATTCCTCCCGTTTCTACTCCCGCCCATTTTACAGTATCATCACGATAAATTGTTAATCTTCTGCCGTGGAATACTGAACTTTCTGCTCCCCATAATTGCACTAAAACCCTACGCATAGACTTACACGGTTTGAAAGGCTTGTTATTGTCTCCGTAAAAATAAATCGATACTGGTTGCGCATCATCTTCACCTCCTTTTATGTTACGAATTTTAATAGTTTTTGACCCTGATATTAAATCGTCTGCATTTAATTGGTCAGACTTTGGAATGATTGTTTTTGATAAATCCATGTTGTGATAAATTTTAATGTTTGAGCAAATGTAGGGAAGTTAATTTGATTTGCAATGCGATAAGCGTTATTTATTTTGATTATAAATTGTATTTTAAATTATTATTATTCAATTTTAATATATATATTTGCAAAGAACATTTAATCAAATACAAAATTATGGGAAGATTTAAATTAGAAGAAAAAGATAAGTTAAAGCCATTTTGGGGAAGTTTACAACCTATTATTATAGATACAATTGGTCGTAAAGCTTGCAAGCAGATTGCGGAAGATGCAGTAAATAATCACTACAAAAAACTTTTAAAAAAATAAGGGAAATGAAAACAGCGATGCAGGAATTGATAGAACAATTTGAAAAAATTAGAGAAAATAATTCTATAACAGCAGACGAAAACATTATTTTCAAGTCTATTATTTCAATATCAAAGTTATACCTAGAAAAAGAAAAACAGCAAATAATCGAAGCTTATCATAAAGGCTTTGAAGACATTGACGGAGAACGATACTACAACGAAACATATACCCAATGAGAGCAAAACCCCAAACAGCAATATCCTACACAATAGCAATCTATTTCGTAGGAAGAACGATAATAGGTTTAATTTTTAATTTGTAGATTATGGAATCACACAACGTAAAATTAGAAGGAATTGAATTTGAGGTATTCGGAGAGTACGAACAACCGGAAGAAAACTATAAAGGCGGGTGGTCAACATATAAAGTGCTTATAAATAACGACGCAGTTTGCGGAATGTGGATACTTAATGAGTGGACTTTGAATAAATTAAGCGAAATAGTAGTGGAAGAGAATTATTAATAAACCAAGCCGAAAATCGCTCATATCACTTGTTATGAGTAGTGCTTTTTTCGGTAAATAAAAACTTTAAAAATGGTAAATGTAATAATGAAATTCAAAGATGCCCCAATAGGCGCGAGATTTAAATTCATAGGTGATGACGCACCAAAAGATGTGTATGTAAAAATACACGCCCACGATGATGGATTGGTTGTAAAATGGAATGGTAATGTAGAAGGATGGCAATCACATTGTTGTTGGTTAGATGAAGAAAACGGATATGATTTTGATACAGAAATTCAACTTCTTTAGCCGTTCCAACCAAGCTGTTCCCTAACGGTTGCGTATATGTGAGGTACGCCACCGCAAAAGTTGAACTGAAAAACTGAACGCCTAGCGTATCTCTCATATACGCTGTTAGGGATATACCACGAATTACTAATCAAATAAAACAATTTTAAAAATGATAAAACTAATAAAAGAATGGTTTAAAATTTTGTCATTATCTAATCCTATGAATTGGGAAATGTATAGTGAAAGAGGGTGGAGTTGTGAAATGGATTACACATCAAAACCAAGGAAATTTTATAGACATAAAAAACATCATTATTTCATTACAAACGCATTTTTTAAAAATCCGTTGCATATAACTGATTTAATAAACAGATTTATGACGGATTATAAAAATAAAGCTTTGTTGATGGACGAAACTTTATATGTTATCAGCGATTAACCATCAACATAGGCGGTTATTCCTAACGGTTCAGTGATATGTGCGGATTTTAGGAGTAGCCAAAAACCATCCTTCCGCTGAACCAAAATATTACCAAGTACACAAAAATAAATCAATAATCACAGTGCCTAAAATCGCTCATATCACTTGTTATGAGATGTGCTTTTTCGGTAACTAAAATCACAAAAGATGAACAAAGAAGAATTTTTTAAAAAGAATGACGAGAAGTTTTTAGGTTTAGGATTCGAAAAAGACGAATTAGACCCTATGTTTTATTAT